CGACCACTTTGCCTTTCATCCAATTGTCGATCCCTTATCGCGGCGGATAATCGCTTTTGAAGCCATTGAGCAAAAAAATGAAGATAGTCCATCAGCTATAGCGGTTGGGCAGCGTAAAGACGGGGAAATCTACAAAGCGGATCTCAAAAGTAAGGCGCTTGCATTCACGATGGCACACGCACTTGAGCTCGGTGATAAAATGATTTCAATCAATCTATTACCTATGACCCTGGTTAACGAACCTGACGCAGTCTCTTTTTTACTTAATGAAATAAAGGCCAATGCTCTGGTGCCTGAACAAATCATCGTTGAATTTACTGAAAGTGAAGTCATATCTCGGTTTGATGAGTTTGCCGAAGCGATTAAATCGCTAAAGGCTGCTGGTATCAGTGTAGCAATTGATCATTTTGGCGCAGGTTTTGCTGGTTTGTTACTCCTGTCACGCTTCCAGCCTGACAGAATTAAAATCAGTCAGGAATTGATTACCAATGTTCATAAAAGTGGGCCACGGCAGGCAATTATTCAGGCGATCATAAAATGCTGTACATCACTTGAAATTCAAGTCAGTGCTATGGGCGTGGCAACACCAGAAGAGTGGATGTGGCTTGAATCCGCAGGAATTGAGATGTTTCAGGGAGATCTGTTTGCTAAAGCTAAATTGAATGGTATCCCTTCCATAGCGTGGCCAGAGAAAAAATAATTTTCAGCACATTCTTTCACATGATTTCAGTAAATCATCGTGAAAATGAATACGTTACGTTTAAATTTAATCCACATTAAAAATAATGTTTCATCCAATTTAGCTGAAATCTTATTTATACTTTGTACAATTTTAGCGTATATTGTACAAAGTATTATTGGGTCGTGTACAGGCGACGGAGATTTGTGACCGCAAGGAGGAATTGTGGCTTATTACAGCATTGGTGATGTTGCTGAACGTTGCGGGATTAATCCTGTCACTCTCCGGGCCTGGCAACGCCGCTACGGTTTGTTAAAACCACAGCGCAGTGAAGGCGGACACCGACTCTTTGATGAAGAAGACATACAACGCATCGAAGAGATCAAGCGTTGGATAAGTAATGGCGTCCCTGTAGGCAAAGTTAAAGCATTACTGGAAACCACCAGCCAGGATACGGAAGATGACTGGAGCCGCCTGCAAGAAGAGATGATGTCAATTCTTCGCATGGCTAATCCTGCCAAACTACGCGCGAGAATTATTTCACTGGGTCGAGAGTACCCAGTAGATCAATTGATTAATCATGTTTACCTTCCTGTTCGCCAGCGTCTCGTGCTTGATCACAACACCTCCCGCATTATGAGCAGTATGTTTGACGGCGCATTAATTGAATACGCAGCAACCTCGCTTTTCGAAATGCGCCGTAAGCCCGGTAAAGAAGCCATTCTGATGGCGTGGAATGTTGAAGAGAGAGCACGATTGTGGCTGGAAGCATGGCGTTTATCATTGTCAGGATGGCACATTTCTGTTCTTGCTGATCCCATTGAATCGCCGCGCCCGGAACTGTTCCCGACGCAAACATTGATTGTCTGGACAGGCATGGCACCAACGAGAAGGCAAAACGAACTTTTACAACACTGGGGTGAGCAAGGTTATAAAGTCATCTTTCATGCCCCCTAATTTCACCTTTATCCCGCCCCTTAGACAGAATGTTATAATCTGAACCCACAACAGCGTTTGTACCGGAGCTGGTCCGTTGCAAAATGCTCACCGGGAGAATTCAGATATTCCCTCTATCACACTCTGTACATATCACAGCCAAAGGACAGACCAGATTGAAGTGGTAAAACCGATCGTGCACACTACGCAGTCTCACAACTAACAAGAGGTTATTATCCTGATGGATCAGGTCGTTGTTTTTCAAAAGATGTTTGAGCAAGTGAGAAAAGAGCAAAACTTCTCCTGGTTTTATTCAGAATTAAAACATCACCGTATTGCACATTACATTTATTATCTGGCTACGGATAACATCAGAATTATTACTCACGATGATACGGTTTTGTTATTAAGAGGAACCAGGAACCTGTTAAAAGTTAGTACAACCAAGAACCCTGCTAAAATAAAAGAGGCCGCATTGCTTCATATTTGCGGAAAATCTACATTTCGGGAATACTGTTCAACACTGGCAGGCGCGGGCGTTTTCCGGTGGGTTACTGATGTTAATCATAACAAACGCAGTTACTACGCCATTGATAATACGCTTTTATATATTGAAGATGTAGAAAATAATAAACCATTAATCTAGCTAAAGTTGGATACTTAAGAAATGCTTCATAATTCAGTAAGGCATTAGCATAATGGAAATAAAAGTGCAGAGACTATCTCTATGGATGATTAATACTGTCTTTTTATTGTCACCCATAAATAATCACCAGACTAATACTATCAACTTGATATTTGAAATGTGATCACTTGACTTTTGATACGTTATTTTATAACGGTTAACATATTTATAAAAACAACGGCCGTGCCACACGTCCGTTTCAATACTTAACGCACATGTATTTTGGTTTAGTCATCATCCGGTTATATGTATTTTAGCTAGGAACAGGTTAAATCATTCCTATATAACTCAAAAATTGAAACCTTATTCTCATGTCATGCTTATATTCATTATTATCGTTATATAAAAAGGCAACCATAATATTTAGCAAATTGGCACAAAGTAGCATAAAGGCTATGTTTTAATTACAGGATGTTCAGTCATTTGAATGTATAACATTATAGCTAAACAAATCTAAAACGAAGTCAATAATTTATTGCTTTCACAAAATCTCATTTTGTTTAACATCCATTGAGATTCCTTGCTTTAAATTTTATTTTATATAAGCCATCATTTTAATTAATTTATTTTTTTGAGGGGGGGGGGTAATATACTCATATGCAAAATCAAGAAATAAACATCCTAATGAACCATATTAAATACCGTGGGATAAGACATAACAAATGAAGTGGATAGTAATTGACACGGTAATTCAACCTACATGTGGTATATCTTTTTCAGCCATATGGGGTAATATGAAAATGATCATCTGGTATCAATCTACTATATTTCTCCCTCCTGGCAGTATATTTACACCGGTTAAGTCTGGTATTATCCTTAAGGATAAAGAATATCCTATTACTATTTATCACATCGCACCATTCAACAAGGATTTATGGAGTTTACTCAAAAGCAGTCAAGAGTGTCCTCCAGGAGAAAGCATAATAACAAATAAATGTTTACATAATAGTTGCATTATAAAAATATGCCCATATGGGCTCAAGTAATGGGCTTCATATAAATATGCTCGATATGCTATTAATAATATCCACATAAATAAAACAACGGGCGTGTTATACGCCCGTTTCAATATTTAACACATGGAGAGATTACATGTTTTCGATGATCGCTTCACCAAACTCTGAACATTTCAGCAGCTTAGCGCCTTCCATCAGACGTTCGAAGTCATAAGTTACGGTCTTGGCATTGATTGCGCCTTCCATACCTTTAACAATCAGGTCAGCCGCTTCAGTCCAACCCATATGGCGCAGCATTAGTTAGATGATTAAATCGTAACTATTTGACATAGCAACATAATTTTACTAATTTGCATATAACTCATTAGCTCTTAGCATTTCCATAACTCATTGATTATCAACATGTGTTTTTGAGTTTTGATAACCATTTTTAGCATAAAAATAGCAGTTAACATTTGCAGAAGTTAAGATCAGAGAAAATTTTTACCCTGTAAGGTATTACGTCTTAAATGTGACTTTAATAAACAATTTTATTTCTGTAATCGGTTTATATTAACGTAAAGCATCTCGATTAGCTCTTTTGCATTTTTACTATAGTGCAATTCTCTATGGCAATTCGGACAAAGGGCAACACAGTTATCTGTTGTATCAGCACCACCTGAAGACAGGGGAATTACATGATGCACTTCCAAGTATGGGCTTCCATCATTTAAATAAAACGGAGCATTTTTACCACAGTTTTCACATATACCTTTACTTTGCTGTAAAATCCAAGCTTTTACCATCGGGTCTCGGAGATAAACTTTTTGTAGTCTTTCTACCTCAACTGGTTTTCTGGAGCCCTCGGGTTGACTCAACGTTTTCTTAATTAATTTACTAACCCTCATATTCAGAAGCGATTCATCATCTGTAGGCTGTGAAAGCTCTGATAGATCTCCACGTATTATAGACGCCCAAAAACTGTCACTATAAATACCTGGAACATTTATCAATATTCGTTTCGTTCTATTGCCGGAAGGAATTTCCTTTCTCCCCGTACGACTAAAATAAGCCTGATAACCACACATCTTCAAGCGTATATCGCGGGGGCTATTACCAATCAAAGTAAAATATTCACCAGGATGGATTTTTCTTTCATCCAAAGAATGCATATGTTTTCTGACTGATGATGACGCCAGATATACTACGATTTGGGATACACCAGAATCAACCAACCGTTCAATGATATAATCAAGAGCGATATTGTAATCTTTGTTTCTGTCACCCGGCCCCCACGACTCAAGGATTAGACCATAAACGCCATCCTCTTCACCTATCGAACACTCAGCTTTTAGTTCAATTCCATTATTATCAAAAACATGCATAGCATTAATCTTTAATCAATTTTTTACGACAATACTACTTTTATTGATAAAATTGCAACAAGTTGCTGTTGTTTTATTTTGTACACAAAGTGTCTTTAACTTTATTTATCCCCTGCAGGAAACCTCTTATACAAAGTTGACACACCAACATCATAGATAATCGCCACCTTCTGGCGAGGAATGCCTGATGCAATTAATCGCCCGGCCTGCGCCCATTGTTCTAGTGTAAGTTTGGGACGACGTCCCCCAATTCGTCCCTGTGCGCGAGCAGCTTCCAGTCCAGCTTTTGTTCGTTCAACAATCAGTTCTCGTTCCATTTCAGCCAGGGCACCCATCACATGAAAGAAAAAACGCCCCATCGGTGTGCTGGTATCAATAGCATCCGTCAGGCTGCGAAAATTAACGCCACGTTCGCGCAACTCCTCAACCAGAATGACCAGATGCCGCATACTACGCCCCAGCCGATCCAGCTTCCAGACAACCAGAGTATCACCTGCCGATAATGTCCTGAGCAGTTTTTTCAGTCCCGGCCTTTCGGACTTTGTACCGCTTATCTTGTCTTCAAAAATCAGCTCGCATCCTGCACAGTTCAGCGCATTACGTTGTAGATCTGTGTTCTGGTCATTTGTTGACACACGTACATAACCAATAAGCATGGTAGATCTCCCTGACAAAAGCAGGAATGATGCCATTTGCTCGTTATTTCTGCATTTTCATAAACGTTGGTTTGGGAGAAGCGGCAAAACGGAATGTGGGCAACGGGGAAAACCAAATCCCTGATATGTCTTTCTGGACGGTTACTGGTGGCAATGGAAATTTTGTGATTCGTCAACCTGACGGGCTAATCACTCAGATGGTTACTGTAAGTATAAGCGGTCCAGTGGCGATGAATGGAATGACTGATAATGCTTATGCCATTACAGGTTCTAATAAGTCTTATATTGCCACAGCCACATTGCCCTTTGTATTTCCTAATAAGGTGCTGGGCGTTATCCCTCTGGTATCAACAACAGCTTATGGCGGTGTATCCAGTAATATTACAGGTTCATACGCGACGGCGGTTTGTTCTTTTGCCGCTGTCCGGGGGAATAATACGATTGTATTCAAAGTCGACAAACCACTGAATGCAGCCTTTCCTTCAGATACCAGCGTCTCAGCGTTAATCATTGGACGGTAAGAATGAACTCAGTATTCTTTTCACCCGGAAGTAAAAGTTTTTATCTACAAGAATTGTTTCCAGAATATGAGGATGCGGGAACGCTTCCAGATGATGTTATTGAAATTACCCGAGAAACATATGAGCAATTTCTTGGGCTGCATCCAGAAGGGAAAGAAATTGGCGCTGACAGTTCAGGACGGCCAATATGGATTAATTCCCCACCGCCTTCAAAAGAGGATGAGGTGTTGATGGCTGAAATGAAAAAAATATCTTTGGTTTCAGAAGCCAATACCTACATCAACACCCATCAGTGGCCTGGCAAAGCTGCTATTGGTCGTCTGAAAGGTAACGAGCTGGAGCAATATAATTTATGGCTGGATTATCTGGACGCACTGGAACTGGTTGATCCCTCCAGTGCTCCAGATATTGAATGGCCTACGCCTCCGGCAGTTCAGGCCAGATGACATTCGGCGCGGTGCTGGTATCTGTTGCCGTCACCGCGTCAATGTAATCCAGCACAGCGTTAAGCCGGGTTGTTTCTGCCTGCGTCAGTTTCCGTCCGGCCTGTAATTTCAGCTGAATCAGACTAATGGAAGCCATTGCAGCATCAATCAGTGACTGGCGCTGTGCTTCTGCCGCGTCTACTGCGGCGCTATGCTGTGCCTCAGTATCCGTCACCCATTTCTCACCATCCCATTTATCGTATGGCGTTAATGGGGCGATAGTGGTTGTATTATTAGGGTAATCACCCGGAGCTGTGATTTCTTTTGATTCTCCTGTTTCGGTGCTAAAGACGATTTCACCGCGATGGTCTGGCACATATTCCCATGACTTAAAATCTGCAGAACGGCAGATTGCATAACCAGCTTTGTATGCGCCTGGAGCATCTAAACAGGAACATGCCGGAATGCCGACACCAACGGCAAGATATTCAGTTGATATGGAAATATATTCCCGTGTTTCACCATCATAATTATAGACAGTAATATCCCCCGCCTTCGTGGCAATAAACTCGCTATTTAATACAGCGCTATCCATTATGCAGCCCTCACAATGTAGTTAAATGCGATGTTGCGTGGACGGACACCGAAATAAGAAGTAACACCATTCATTGTCAAATTTCCAGAGCCAAAAGCGGTAAAACCAGAACCAGCATTAACTGCCGAATCCGCGTTTCTGACAAAGTTTTTGGGAGGTGAACCGGAGACACCAGCCGAAATATCATCAGCGTTACCGCCATTGCCGTGGTGGTTAGTTATCTTTGTTTCCGCCTGCGCCGTCAACAAACCTCGTCCAGAGTCAACCCCGCGCCCGTCATCCCAGCCGCGAATAAACTCACCACGTAAATCAGGCAATTTATTTGTCGGATAAGCCTTTGCCAGTTCCGGGTATTCTTCAGCAGAAAAAGCTGCACCATTGCATTTCAGCCAGCCTGTTGGCGGAGTGGCTGAAGGCCACGGAACAGGGACACCAACAGGTAATGCAGAGCCTTCTCCCAAACCAAGGTTTTCGAGAGCCGTTTTCACCGTGCCATCCGATTTGATATCGCCAAACGGATTCTTGCGGCTTAACAGCAGCGCGCGAAGCGCGGTAAGTAGCTGGTCGTGCCGCCCCTTCTCCAGGCTGGCACCGGACGCCTCCACAACGCTGCAAAGCTCCTCCTGCAACATGTCAAAGTAGTCATCATCCAGATCGGTGGCAGGCGTGCCGGTCTGGGGGTTACCACGGGTAAAACCGTTCTTACCCGCGCCGAACTTATCCTTCTGCGCGGTTTTCGTGTCTATACGATGCATGGATTACTCCGGATATTTAAAAATTACGTAGGTATGCGACGGGCAGAGTTTGTTAAGCACACATTCGACAACTGTGTCGCCCCAGATACGCAGTGCGGAATCACAGGGATCGCCACATGTCATCCAGGTGGTGTTGGTGGCGGCTGGCATGTTGACCTGCCAGTAATACCGCCATTCCGGCGCATTCACTGCGTCAGTACAGGCCGATGAGCAGGTGAACGTGCTTTTGTCGTATCGCGTGATGGTGGCGTCTGGTCTGCCCAGGGCAGCAAGCTGTGCAAGGTAAAAATCCTCATTGATGCCGCCCGCCAGATTAACCTTCGCATCCAGCCGTTGCTGACGCTGACGAAGGGTCTGCGTTCCCGCCGGAATACATTCATCCGGCAGGCCGCACAGACGCTCCCAGCGGTTTATCAGTTCAGTGGTGGTGCGCGGATCCAGCTCCCGCATCAGGGCATCCGCACGCTGATGAACGCGGGTTAATGACGGTGCCGCACCGGCAATCGCCGGATCGCTGGCTGACCACGCCGGACCGGGCGGCAACAGTGCCGATAACAGGCGGATGTAATCATCGTTTGTCACGTCCATGAAATCGTCCCCAGTACCGCCAGTTCGTTTTTCGCAATGGAGATATTGTCCACCGGTGCAAGCAACTGATGGCTGTATTCCCCGTTCGCACCGGAAATCGCCTCACTGATACGCGATACCTTCAGTTCTCCCTGCGGATAACCATCACGCAGCAGGAACGAACGCAACTCCGCGGTAATGGCAGCCCGTATTTCTGGTGTATCCGGCGTCACACGGATATGAAAATCCACCGTATGCGCCACCGGCCTGAACACATACAAATCAGAGCCTGCCACCGGGGCCAGTGGCTCGATATGCAGCCTTGCCGCCGTTTCCGTTGATTCTTCCGGAATGGGATTAATCAGGTCGCTGCTGGCAATCATCACACCGACAGTCCCCGTTCCCATCCAGTGTCGGTATGTCCATGCGCGGGTAATGCCGGGCACTTCTTTAGCCCAGACGACATAGTCCCCGTCAGCCCCGCCCTGAGGCGTCCAGTAATACCGCTCAATGACGCGGGCGCGCCACGTTTCCAGCTCTTCAGTATCAAATCCGCCTGTAAGGGTGTCAGCCACACCGGAAGACGGCAGACCATTCACCGGCGTGACCAGGATTAATGCCGTACCGTCGTCAGCGTTACCGACCGCACCTGCACTTGAGCAGGCGATCGGCACGCGCAGGACACCACCGGAGCTGGTTGCATCGGCAGTTGCCGTGTACTGAACCAGGTCATCGCGCTGAATAACACTCCCGGCGGTCACCTTCAGGCCATCGCTGACACCTTCCCAGCGCATATACCCGCTGGCAGCCGTGGCCCCCTTGCGCGGACACCGTTTCATCGCAGCATGTCGCGCCAGCCAGGACTCATCGCACAGGTCAGGCAGCATGTTCATTGCCAGATAATCGATGTACCCGTAAACCGTATGCAGCGCCGCCGCATACACCTTTGCCCGCACGTCTTCATCCATGCGCCGGAGCGTGTCGCTGACGTCCAGCCTGGCGAATAAATCGTTACGGAGCATACTGATATTTTCTGCCAGCGTCGGGCGCTGAAATTCACTGTCCGCCATGCGTTATCGCACTCCACAGATCATCAAAAGAAATCATTACCGGTCCGTCACGACGCCAGAGAGTGATACTGTTACCCAGTTCATTAATCCCGGTGCGGCGGATATCCAGATCAATACGGGACACCACGCCGTCATCAATCATCCATTGCAGGCATTCGCGGATATATCCCCTTACCGTCTGCACCAGCTGATTGGTCAGTTTGCTGCGCTGAAGCAGCCACAGTCGGGAGCCGTAACGGTCATTCTGTACCGCAGGCCAGGTATCCCCCCACCATCCCATCGGGACGTCGGCATTGTCATCAGGTTCAGCCCGCCGCCAGGTGAACAGGGAAATCACCACGGCACGGGTCAGCGGATCCAGCGGTGCGCTGGCGCAGGTGCGTTTACCGTTCACCGTCAGCCACAGTTCCATCATGCCTCCATCGCTTTATCAGGTTTGTCGGTGTTACTGCCCTGACCGTTCTCTCTGTGACGATGCCCGTTATAGGCAAGCCGCATCGCTGACATGGTGGTGCCGGTGGAGTCGCACAGGTCTTTCACCTGTCCGGTCACTTCCAGGTCCATTTCAAAACGAGCCTTAGGCGCATTGCGAAACGTGATTGTTTTACCTGCACCGTCCACCACGATCCCCTCCCGGGTCAGCGTCACGGACTGCCCCTGATCGTCATAGACAGCCACCTCCCCCGTATGCAGCCCTTTCAGGCGGTAGCGCCGGTCCGACACCGTAACAACCACCGCATGAGAACGGTCGCCATCCGGAAACAACACCACCGCTTCCGCACCGCTGTTTGCCCTTGCGGTAAAACCGTAGGGTTCAAGATGTTCAACCCCGGCTTTGGGTTCACCGGCAATCAGGGACACATCCACGGTCTGACATTTCGTGGCGGCACTGATGCTTTTCACCACTGCCCGCCCAATCAGGCCGAGAAGTTGTCGCTGCATGGCTTCAATCGTCCTCATCAGAACGGGTCCTCCTGTACTCTGGCTTTTTTCTTTTTCCGCGCGCCGGGGTCTTCAGGTTCAGGCAGATAAGCATCAGGCGGGCCGACACGGATTTCCGTCAGGGTGCCGTTCTGGTCCTGAGTAAACGTGACTTCCGAAACAAGCAGTTCGGTATTGTCGAAACCACAGACCGGATCAAAGACAATCACCCGCTGGTTGGGCTGCCACAGCGTACCGTTACCCTGTCGCCAGCCCTGCACCACATAGGTGGTTTCATCCGTCCGCGCCGCCCGTTGCCGGGCTTCAAAGTCAGCACGCGCAATACAGCCTGCCCCCGTAGCCTGCCCTGTCTGCCTGATATACATCGGACGGTAACGGGCAATAAATGCGTCCTCTGTGCGGGCCCGCAGCGCGGTGGTGGTGGCCTCACCGAAATCATCGTCGTTTCCGGCACGCTGCCCCGCCACCTGGTAAACAGAAAACCGCTCCCGGATACTCTTCTCCGTATCGCAGGAAAGGATGTTTTCCCCGAGTACCAGCGCGGTATGTGCCCGCGTTGAGCCAATACCGCCAATCACCAGCCTGCCGTGCGGGTCGTCGTAAGCCAGTGCCTGCTGCTGACCGAGTATTTTGTTGATTACCTCAATCACCGTTTCACCGTGATCAGGCTGAACATCAGGAATAACACCCGACGGCGCACCGCTGTTCACCACCTCAATGCCGAAAGGCGCAGCAAGCGCCTGCGCAATCTGTACCAGCGATCGTCCGTTAAACTGTGTCGGTTCGGCTGCACAGTCAATCAGGTCAGCGGTCAGACTGCGTCCGGCAATACCGGTGCTGACCGAACGGGCATCGTAACGAACGGGAGTCGCCTCCACCCAGCCGGTGATCACCAGCTCATCACCAATCAGCACTTCCACTTTTGAACCGTTTTTAATGCGCGGCTGAAGCGTGGTGATACCCTCATCTCCCGGCCACTGGCGAGTGATCTCCACACTGAAATCCCGCGCCAGCCGTTCAATACCGGCACCGATGCGCACCGATGTCCAGCCATTCCACTCCCGGCCATTTACCCGTAGCGTGACATTGTCGTTCATTGCACTGGCACCTTCAGAGGGATCACCGGCACAAAGCCGGGATGCGTAATGGCATTACGCCGGATAATGTCCGCGTCACGCGCCGCGTTATCAAACCAGGTAGCCGCCAGCACCAGCGCGGGTAAAACCTCATCCGGTGTGCGCTGAATGATCCGTGCAGACTGTTCAAGGCGCGTGTTGATATCCGCATTCAGATCTGCTTTCACCCGGCGCAGCGCCAGAAACAGCGCATCACTGGTTGTACGGGACAACTCCTTATCAATTGCCGTATTCAGTGTGTCGCGAATGTCAGTCAGTTCTTCCCACGTCGGCAGGTCAACCGTGTTTTTCACCGCCGGTACATTGTTTAGTGCCGGATGCGTGACGGAAGGCCAGCCAGTGCTCTGCGCGGGTGTTGTTGCCTGCCCCACTGCGGAATTCTGCATCACCGCGGAAATTGTTGGCGCAGGCAATCGGGTGACGGCATACGCCGCTTCGCTGATTGCGGTCGTACGAAGGGTGCTGGCAACCACGTTACGCTGCTGCGTCGCCGTGGCGGTGGTTTTACTGTCCGTTTTCCAGACGCCGCGCGGTTGCAGATCGCTGCCGAGGCTGACACCGGAAAGCGTTTTGATCATGGTGACCAGGTCGCTGGCGTTACCATAAAGGCGTTTCCCGGTACGCCACATTTTCTGCACCTGCTCAACGAAATTTTTGCCTGACGATGGCGGCGGCAGAAGTACCGAGATATCACCCTGCAACAGCCTGGCGGCATCCGATACGGCAGAATCCACCACTTTCATCGCATCAGAAACATACCCAAGCATTGTGCTGGCATTACCGATAACGTCGTTCTGCACAAAATCCGCCACGCCATCGATACTGAAACCGCTGAAGCTGTCACTGATGCAGTCATCCAGTGCAGAACAGGATGACATCAGCGTCTGCGCCGTCGCCACGCCTGATGTGGGGTAAGAGAGATCTCCCGCTTCGACAAACTTCAGGTCAAAGCGGACAATACGCCCTTCACTCTTCGATGTGCTGACCCGAACTTCCCCGTCAACACAGACTTTCAACTCACCGTATGTCGGGTGGACAAGCGTGCCGGGACCGGGTTTATTCAGCGCGTCAATCAGGCGATCGCGCTGGTCAAAGCAGTCATCTCCCACCACATAAGCCGTGATGGACGGGCGGAAAGTGACTTTTCCCAGATCTTCGGTATAGGGTTTGTCGCGGTTCGGATATTCGTGTGTTTCCACACGACGGCCGGTTCCCGCACTTTCTTCTTCAACCTTAAACGGCACACCTCGAAATGACGCATCCTGAAGCCTGTCTTTCCACGTCATATAAGTCCCATATTTATTATCAGTAGTAATATTTACTGGTAATGCCATAATTTGTAGTGGTAGCCATTACCATTTGTAACTATATAAATTATTAGCATTAAGGTGATAACATGAAGAAATTATTAAAATGGATTTTATATATTTTCATCGGGTTGGTGATTATTGGATATTTTGCAGGCAATAACGATAAAGGCTCTAATTCTTCATACTCATCCGATACGGAAGCTGCGGCACCGCAAAAAGAAATCTACAACACTACTGCTCGACAGCTGTTTAAAGAGTATGAAGAAAATGAAGTCGCTACCGATGAACAGTTAAAAGGTAAATTAATCGCCGTTAGAGGTATCGTACAATCCATTGATAAGGACTTTACTGACTCTATAATTATTAAATTCAGAACTGAAAATGAATTCATGCCAGCAAGAATGGAGATGCAAGACTCTGAAAAATCAACAGCTGCTGCTCTTAAAAAAGGAGAACAAGTAACTGTTATTTGCGAAAAAATGTCCAGAATTGTCGGCTCCCCATCAGGCCGAAATTGCGTGTTCGCACAGTAAGTTCAGGGGGGGGCGGCCCTCCCTGTTCGTCTTTACCTAAATCTGGTGTACCCAACATCGTGATTAATATCAATGCCACTGGAACGTGTTTCCGTAACCCGCATACCTGGTGGCATATTCATAAATGAAACCTTGATCTCGCCATCAACTTTTGGCGCGATAGCTTTGTTAATCATGAAGGGATTCGAGCCTGTGGCATCGGAGGCGTTGTTTGCCTGAGCCGGATCCACCACCGGATAAGGAGTGTATCCCCGTGGCGGTATTCCCGTCCCATAAGCATCATAAGCACCCGCGCCCAACTGCGCCGAGTTAATGGCATCGACCGTGTCACCGGAACTGTCGGTAAACCATTCAATAATCGGCTTCAGCTTATCCCACATATCCTGAAACCACTTAACAACCGGTCCCCAGTTATTGATCACCATCCCCAGCGGCGACCAGGCAAAAACCTTCTTCAGAAGTTCCCAACCTGCCTCAAAATAAGGACCAATGGTTTCCCAGAGCTTCTTGAAATAAGGTCCGACAACATCCCAGTTAGTGATAATTAATCCCGCAGCCAGAGCAATCGCCGTCGCAATCATGCCAATCGGCGTCATCGACATAATCCTGCTGACAATACTGATGGCACTGCCCACGCCCATCAATCCCAGTTTCAGAATCGCAAGACCGGCAGCAAGCCCGACGACGCCGCGAATAACCCGGGGATTTTCATCCGCAAACTTCGTGAATTTCTCCCCCAACTCCCCCAGCCATTGTGTGATATTTTTAGCGTCACCAGAAAATGCGCCGCCAATAGCCGCAAGGCCGTTAGTTGCGGTCCCTGTCATTGCCTCCCACAGGTTGGACAGCGTACCAAGCTGTGCCTGAACACGTTTATTCAGGCTGGCCTGTTTATTCATCTTCTGCTGGATCTGATCGTAGCCATCCTTTCCTTTATCGATTAGTGCATTGACCACCTGAAGGGTTTCGGCATCATCACCAAATATTGCCTTAAGTACACCTGTTCGCTTAACGTCGGTCAGTTTTCGCAGCTTTGCCAGTTGCCTGAACATGTTATCAAGACCGCCAAAACTTCCTTTGCCGTCAGTAAAATCGAGCTGTACCCCGAGTTTCTGGCGGGCCATAACTTTATTAACGTCCCTGATTTTCTTAACGCTTAATCCGGACTGGATAACTTTTCGCAGGGCATTACCTGCCGACTCCCCGTTCATCCCCATCTGATCCATCATGACGCTGATGGGGGCAAGGCTCTGTGCAGCCTGAAGACCATCCTTGTTCACCATCTTCAGAACAGAACTGGTTTTAGTGAAGAAGGACAACATGTTGGTATCGTCAACGCCCAGATAAAACGCCTTCTGGATAGTGTCGAACAGCCCCATCATGTCTTCTGACGCCGTTCCGGTAGCATCCTGCATCTTTGCAGCAAACTCAGCAGCCGCTTCCGGTGTTTTTTTCAGTTGTACCGCAAGATAAGCTGTCGCTTTACCCACACCACCCAGAATGTTTTCTGCCGGGATCCCCTGACGCACCAGCATCTGCATCATGTTCTGGAAATCAGCCGTTGTACCAGGTAGCTGGTTACCCAGGCCAATAGCCAGTTTATTGATGTCCTGAAAGCTCTTTCCAACCTCGCCGTTCGCATCCATCATGGCGACTTTCAGCCCGGTGGCGGCGTTTTCCTGATCGGCATAAGATTTCAGGGAAAGCGTCAGACCCGCTGCCAGTCCGCCACCAAGCGCCAGCCCACCCTGTGACGCTTCTTCCGCCTGGCGTTTAAATCCCCGGATTTTCTTTTGCATTTTCGACAGCGCGGGAGAAAGCCTGTCGACACCGGTGATCAACGCCTTAAGCTCAAATTCAGCCATGTGTGCGTTTCTCCTGCTCTATCCTGTTTGCCTGACTGACCAGTAAGGGAATTTCACTGATCGGCATATTCAGCAATTCGAAAGGATTAATGCGCCAGTAGCTGGCGCAGTCAAAGAAGCGATCAGTGAGGTATTCAGCCGTCAGGCCTGGAGGAAAAAACCAGCCACAAGCCACGCCGCTGCATTCAGGTCTGCCGGAGACATCTGGTCGACAGAGCTTTGCGGCACTTTCGCCAGCCGCACAATGTATTTCGACACCACATGCGCCAGAAGTTTGACTGACTCATCCTGATTCATCTGGTAGGGATACCCAAGCTCGCGGACATCCTTCCCGGTGGGCTCATCAAACTCCAGTACGGAGAGTGTCTCGCCATGAGCAGTAATCGGTTTCTTTAACTCAAGCTCTTTCATTACTGGTAATCCCCTTCTTCACCGTGGAACTCAAGATCAACCGTACCTTCTTCGGCATTATGGTTCGCTTCGCCGTGCAGCCAGGCAGACGACAGTACATAGACCAGACCGTTCGCCAGCTCGGCAGTGATGGTCATCTCATCAGACGAGGTGATTTTGTTCACCGGAAAATTCTTCGGCACCTTGAAAGTCCCTTTGACATAAGGCGCACGGTGAGTTTCCTTGCGGTCCACTGAACCGTCCAGGCCGATGATGTCATCATTGACCGTCCTGTTCATGGGCACCTCAATGCCGCCGGTCAGCGATAGCTGTTGACCGTCAATTTTGAAATAACAGGTTCCCCCGATACGGGCCATTATGCAGACTCCTCTGAATACTGAAGACGGAACTGGTTAACCACGGCAAAGACACGCAACTGGTTAACATAGTCAGGCGGGAACAGCGTGTTCAGGCGGTTCGGATCGCTGGCATCACGCTCCACAACCAGGTACTGCTTAAACAGTTCGTAGTTTTCCACGATCCCCGCACGCTCAAGCTGACGGTAGGTTGCCAGCAGTTCCCCTTTGATCACCGCCGGGGTGACAATCGCCTGACCGGGACCAAAGCGGGTACCGTCACTGGCAAGCTTGTGACGCCCGTACTTACTGGTAATGACGGATTTCAGTTTGCGCAGTACATACGCGCTGGTATGCAGAGTCTCACTGTCTAGGTAGCTGTTATCCGCAACCCCGTAAGCGTTTTTCCTGTACGTGGTGACATCACGCTGAATGCGCAGTACCCCGCTTTCGACATACGCCGTTGCCACGCCATGAGACAGCAGGGTCTGTTGTTCGGTCATCGTGAACCGTTTCCCCTTCGGCGCAGGCAGCATACCCACCAGCTCACCGGTCTGCGTGGGACGTGCCGGATCGTTGCGAATAAACACCGCTGCGCGGGCGGTACGGCTTGCCGCCAGTTCGTCGGCAGGCGTCTGGGTGTCTTTTTCGTACCCCGCCAGGGTAATGTGCTGCTGGTTAAACTGGTCACCTGCGGTCACCAGTTCTGACAGCGTGCCGATCTTTGCCGTATACACATGGCCATACAGCTGACGCGCATAGCTCCAGCGACCGCTGGTATCGTTCATCTCGGTCACCAGCGTGTTAAGGGAGGCCGTGTCGTTGAACGGCAGACCGATATAATCAAACGGCTCATCCGCCATTGCAGCCACCGCGCCGGTGAGAACCGGAGCGCCCGTTCCGGCGTTCCCCGTCGCCACGGCAATCTGTACGCCCGCTGGCAGCACTTCGCCCCCACCGAAGCCGTAGTAATTGAGGCTGACAGGAATTTCATTCCCGCAAAGCCCCTTATGACGCGCGGTCAGCGTGACAACACCAGCCGAAGATGAAGCTGTAAACGGCAGAGTCGGAACGGCATTGATGGCATCCTGGATACTGCTGGCAATCGTCGTGACGTTATCGCCGTTGGTCACCGGAGCCTGCACGCGGGTACGTCCCACATAAACATTCACCGTGCCGGTTTCGGTTGCCGCGCCGGTCACCGTCAGCGTAACTGTTGCCGCCGCGCCCGTGGATTCAGGAACGGCAATCACATACAGTTCACCAAACGGGTCGGTCTGGCGATAAGCCTCGACCATACGCGCCAGCTGACTTCCCGCACCACAAATCTGGCGTGCATAGTCTGCCGATGGCATCAGCACCAGACTGTTGGCAACAATCTCTGCACCGTTATTGGCATGACCAATCAGCAGCGATGCCCCGCTGTCCTGTGCAGTATTCGCCGCCTGGTTATCCATTTCCGCATAAAACAGCGGAACCAGCGTATTCGACGGAATGGTGTTAAAGCTTATCGTCATCGGTATTCACCTTTTTATTCACGCGCCGGATATCACCCGCTGCTTCACGGCGCAGCCAGTAGTTGTTCTCGTCAACATTTCGCCCTTCGGCGGGCAAAAGGTCGCCGCGGGCAGGGTCAGGAACTGACCGCCCTTTAACAGGTTTGACAAACATGAGGATCCTCAGGAAGGAAGGGTTATTTCGGTGTGATGTTCGATATCGCCGTCAGGCCCGTTACCGGGCTCGAGATAATCAACATCAATCGCCAGCGTTTGCAGTTCATCCAGACTGTTCAGATCATCCTGCTGGCGGGTATCGTCTTCAGTCAGCTCGCTGATGACCGAAAAATCGAACTGATAAATCAGCTCATGACGATTCAGATCCAGCAGCGTGCCGCCGTCATAGGTAATCGGGTTACCGCACGCCTCCGGGTTCCAGCCCAGCAGAGCCTTAAAGAGCATCTGCCGGACATCGTCCACCACATCATACGAGGCAAACTGACCGCGCTCATCACGCCCGTTACTCAGTATGACAACCACGGAGAAACCCTCTTTCAGCTCCTGCCAGTAGTCGGTCTGGCTTTTGTTTTCTCCCGGAGAATCATCACCCGGTACAACATATGCCGCCGGGAGTTTCAGCTTTCCGACCTCCGGCAGATTTTTGAACTGGGCCGCGCCTGCAACCCGGTTTTCAAAATACGGACAGCGGGCACGCAGTGCAGCAATAACAGGCGTCAGTTTCATCTGTGTCGTCGCTCCGGCTTCAGTGATTTACGCAATTCCCGCGCCAGAAAATAGCGTGTCCAGCTGCGGTTCTTTTCAAGCGTTTCCACCATAAAGTTATTACGTGGAGCCAGTCGCCAGCCGCTGCCACCGGATGCACCACGATGATGACTGCGACGACGCTTTGCCCCTCGCCTCACGCCATAGAACAAAAAAGCCGGATAAAAATCACCGGTGATACGGCGGTTTCCCTCTCCATTACGCTGGTTAGGGGCTATACGTGCCATAAAACCAGGGCGATGTTTACTGGCTCTGGGTACCATGTAACCAATTGAACGAGCCAGGCGTCCGGTCTGATAACCGGGGTTTTCACCCGGTGCCGACCGCGCACGGCGCATCACCAGCCGACGGGCATCACGCATATGACGCTGACCAATCGTGACAAACGCCCGCCGGACACGGGCGCGGTTAAAGCGCATCTCCGCAGGCTGCTGAAAATCAACGTGCAAAAAGGAAGTCGTCATTGTTGCCTCCGTGACTCTGCCTACATTCGCCCAGCTCCGTACACTCCAGCAGCAGAAAGCGCCGCGCCCCGTTCAGATCGCGCTGACGTTTCACCCGGTACACACTGTCACCGCAGACCACCTCATAATCAGCGGTGATCCCCCGGCGGTAACGAATGGTGATGTAATGGGTGATGGCGTCCCCGGTCTGCGCGGTTTCCTGCCAGGTGGTGGCACTGGTCTGGATAACCTTCGCCCATGTCCGGAACGTAACCGGGTATTGAGGCTCCACGCCAAAGTTATCCGCGGGCATATCCACCCGCTGGCGGATCAGGACGCGTTTATTCAGTTCACCGGGGTCCGGCAGAATGTAGGTTGCGCTGGTCTGCGCCTGACGAATTTTCATTGCGGAAAGTACCTGTACGGGCCGACAAGCCAGCCAAAACTCTGCGGCATGTCGAGTTTCTCCACTTCCGTAACCGACGAGCGGTTTTCGTAAAAATGGCTGATAAGCATCAGCATCCCCAGGCGAATATCATCCGGCAGGTGCAGCCCGTCCGGATCGCTGTCCGGAATGGTTTCATCCGGTGCATAGAGCTTCCGGTTCAGATACGTTTCCGTCCGCTTTTGTGCCGCACAGGCCAGCAGTTGCAGATGGCGGTCATCAGCATCGAAATCCTCATCCAGCCGGAGTTGGGCTTTAATCTCTTCCATTGTCAGAAGCATACTCAGCCCTCTTTACTGGTCGTGGCTTTTTTCTCTTTTGTCGCTTTACTGCTTTTTGCACTGGTTCCGCGCTCTGCTAACCCGGCCTGAAGTGCAATCTCCTGCACCCGGGCAGGAAGCGCCCCGTCGCCATACTCACCGGCCCGAATGACCTCAACACGCATACCGTCCGGTGACCATTTCAGATCTTGTTTCAGGATCATGATTCTTTCACCTGTCAGAACAGGGGGCGCGGTTCCGCGCCCCTGAATGATTACGCCGCAGCAATCTTCAGCAGTTTGATGGCCTGCGAATCGACCAGCATGCCGCCGGTGCGCTTGGTGGTATAAAAACCGACAAACGGTTTATTGGTGTACGGATCGCGAAGAATGCGGGTACCGATACGGTCAACGATGGTGTAACCCCGTTTGAAGTTACCAAATGCAATGGCTTTCGCATCAGCGGCGATATCCGGCATCTGCTCGTTTTCAGCGATACCGTAACCCGCCAGAGAGGATGGCTGCCCCAGTTCCAGCCCCGGACGCCACAGATAGTTACCCTCGGTGTCTTTCAGCAGACGAATGGCAAACAGGCTGTTGTTGTTCATCATGAACTTCGCACCGGTGCGATGTGCCTTACGCAGCGTGTAAATCAGTTTGATAATGGCATCAGCGGTCACTGCCGTCGCTTCACCGGATACAATATGCTGAAGTTTGCCAAACGCCCGGACCTTGTCGGTTTCATCCGTGGATTCATACGCCAGGAACCCTTTCGGCTTCTTGGTGCCATCGCCGGAGGTAAAGGCAATTTCTTCCTGTTCGGCAAATTCGGTTGCCAGCTCGCTGTTGATCCAGGCCTCCACGTTGAAGAAGGCATCGTCCAGCATTTTCTGGGTGGCCTGCGGGTTGCCGTAGATTTCCCCCATGAGAGGTTCAATCAGCTCCAGTCTAGAGGTGGCAGTCTGGGATCGCGTATCCGTTTCCCCCACCCATCCGGAAGCCGTGCCGCCCAGATTCACCAGTTTTTTGTAGTCGGAACCGCCAACGGTGATCACCGTGGCTTCCTGACGCATCACCACTTCATCTTTCAGCAGGTTGAGAATGTTGCGATCCAGTTCTTCCGGCACGGCGTAGCCACCGTCTTCATCGGTGCCCACCTGCAATGCCTTACGCTCCAGATCGCGCAGACCGTCTTCACGGCCTTTACGCAGGAAACCCACAAAAGCCTCTTTATGCTCCGTGGCCAGTTTATTTTGCACACCACCTGCCGGACGTTTCAGCTCAAGCAGCTCTTTTTCAAGATCGCTTTTGAGATTTTCCAGCTCGCTGAGTTTCCCGTTCAGGGTTTCCACCTGCCCGGCAAGCTTGCCTTTTTCCTGCTCAATCGCATCCACGCGCTTGTCGTTCTTTGCTTTGAAGTCGTCAAACTTCTGCTGCAGCTCCTGCGCGACCTGTTCGACATCTTTAATATCAACCGCCATCGTATTTCTCCTGATTAGAAGTTCAGATTTTTCAGTGCATTCAGTGCAGAGCCCACATCCTCAGCGTCGCGCAGGGACAGTGCGCCATAGCCCCCGGCCATGAATGCTTTGGCCTGGGTACGGGAGAGTCCGACATCACGCAGGACTCTTTCGATTTTTTTCTGTTCGGGGATTTCCCCGCGGGCCAGCGCGTTCTTGACGTCGCTGATCCGCGCCTCGTCGTTAGACGGAAACGTCACCAGACTGACTTCCCAGAGGTCGATTTCTTTCAGCAGAAAGGCTTCTTTCGTCCGGTCGTATTCCCAGTCCTTCAGGACGTACCCAATAGAAAGGCCGGTTAACGAACCGGCCTTCATGTGTGCATGTGCGCGTTTTGCCAGAGGATCATCATCAATGAGCAACCGCTCCCTGACGTAAAGCCCGACATCGTCTTCCTTCATTTCGGTGTAAACACCGATGGGCTCATCCATGCGGTGCTGCCAGAGCAGCGCAGGTAACGCTTTTCTGTCACTCCACGCCCGCAGGGAAGCAGCAAATGCCCCGGACATCACCACATCATCGTGGCTGTCCTTTACACCAAAGACGGAGCCATACCCTTCAAACTCACCGGAGTCACTGACAGATTTCAGACTCAGCGGTACATCAAGACGTTGTTTCGTCTGCATTGGCGTTATCCTTCTGCTTACCGGCTTTACTGCCATCGGAGGGTTTCGTGGTCATGTTCATCGGTGTGAGATAGACATCCCCACCGGGACGCGGATTCATATCTTCCAGGTCGCGGCAGTCATTGGGAGAGTAAATTCCCCAGTTAATCCCGGTGGCGTAGGCTTCAAAACGGGACTTCATATCCCCGCGCAGTAACGCCCCGGCGTTAAATTTGGCGTAATAAACGCCCTGCTTACTTTTTCGTACCAGTCCGGTGTTGATCCGCTGTTCGATGCGGGTCAGATACGGCACCAGTGAATAGTTGATAAATCCCAGCCCCAGCTCTTCGATATTGTTGAAGGTGGCGCGATCGGTGTTCTGCACCATGTGCAAGGGCACACGGAACAGACGACAGATTTCTTCAAGCTGAAACTTGCGGGTTTCCAGGAACTGGCTGTCCTCGGCGTTCAGCGCCATCGACTTCCAGTCCAGCCCCATCTCAAGGATCATCGGGCGGTGAGCATTGCCAAGCCCGGTGTGACGCTCCTCAAAATCTTTCTTCAGGCGCTCATAAGCCTGATCCGACAGCGTCTGCTCTGTACGCAACACACCCGACGTCACCGCGCCATTGCTGAACAGTCTGGCCCCGTGCTCTTCGGTCGCTGCCGCCAGCGATATTGCCTCGCGGGCATAGGCGACGGGATTCAGCCCCACCAGTCCGTCCAGCGTCAGCGTGCGCACATGCCAGATATCCTCCTGGCTCAGTACATCCGTGGAGCCATCCGGGAATGTGACCTGATAGACCGGCTCCCAGCTACTGTTAAGCTTCGGTACCACACAGCCGGGATCGACGGGCAGCAGTTCAGCCACTTCGCCAAATGCTTTCACTTTGTAGGCGTAAAAGTTTCCCCGCAGGCACAGACAGGTGACCACCAGCTCCCAGAACTCCTGCGGCGTCATATAGCCATTGGGATGCGTGGAGATCAGCTTATGCAGACGTTCGCCAGTGGCTCTCTGCTTCAGGCTGCCGTTCAGGTGATACAGGTTACAGGGCAACATCCCGACCGACTCCGCCAGCACCCTGACACAGGAAAAAACCGCCGTCAGTCGCATGGCCCGCTGGCTGCTGATCTGCTTTCCGGTATAGGTGTCGTAGGACAACCCGATAGCATCCGCCAGCTCTGCTGGCGTGGTCACCGGTGCGTCACTTTTTCGTTGAAATAATCCCGAAAAGAACACTATTTACCTCCGCCGACAGACGACTGTGTACGGTCGAGATATCGCGCCACCAGCCACGACCAGAACAGACACAACGCCCCGGCAACAACAAACCCCGCCGGGGGATAAATCAGCCAGGCACCATACGCCAACAAAAGCGCCCCCAGCACGCCCACCAGAGGCGCGAGAATCAGCATGATCATAATTACCTCAGTTAAAGCGAGCGGATCCCATAGGACTCAATGTGGTCAGACAACGTGTCTTCTTTCTCGTACAGCATGGCTCTGCCAACCGCCATAATCAGCGCAACTGCACCATCGATTTTGTTTTCCGCCTGCTCCTTGACGGGCTTCACTAAATCATCGTTACCTGGCATGTTTTTGCCGACCACATTGCCGATACACCAGGTCATGATGGGATTGCCGTCATGATGAAAGCGTCCCGATTCAATCGCTGCTTCCAGCTCTTTCATCGGATCGGACATATTGGCGAAGTTCTGGACGATAGTGACGGGATTCAGATCTTCATCAGCAAGGTCATGTGACAGCCCGGTCGCCCCGAAGGGGTCGATGGGTGACTCACTGACCGGGCTGATTTTGTTCGCCGCTTTGGCCTCCTCGAGGATGTAGCGATAATCCACCTCTGCACCATCGGTAACGGTCAGGACGCCCATTTCCACCCATTTCTGAAAGCGTTCGGCTGTCCGTCTATCTTCATTTTTCTCGACGCTGTACACCGTGTCATACGGTACCCAGAAGCGCGGGGCCACACTGTAGTAATGCGTTTTACCGTCAATCTCGCGGGTATAAAGTCGCGCCATGCTGTTCATATCCAGCTTACGCGCCAGGTCAAAGGCCAGAATGCACGGCTGCCCCTCGAACTGCTCAAGGGTCAGTGATTTATCCTCGCAGCTCTGCCAGCTCACCAGGTTGAAATACGCCGAACGCGCCGACACCCAGATATTGAGGTGTTTTGTTTTAAAGACGTTTGCCAGACGGGCGTTATTTTTCGCACGCTGCTGCTGACTTAACAAAAATTCGCGATAAACCGACACGCCAATATTTGGATTGGCTTTTTCCAGCACCTGCGGGTCGGTCCAGTCGTCACCTTCATCAACGGTATAGATGATCCCGAACAGTTCATCGTTGGGTACCGAACCGTTGAGCATCTCGATAACTTCCCGCCGCTTGTCGTAGCACGGCCCCTCAATGTTGTACCCGGCGGTGGTGATGGCCCACATCAGTGGCTGACGTCGCGCCCCCATCCCGGTAAGCATCGTGGTATAAAGCGCATCGGTGGCGTGCTCGTGATATTCATCCACCACCGCACAGTGGGGTGATGAACCATCACCAGGGTTACCGATCAGCGGTTCAAAACGCGCACCATCCTCCGGACGGTTCATGTTTGAGGCGTTAACCTCAATCCCGAACGCTTCCGTCAGCATGGGTGTGCGTTTACACATCAGTCGTGCCGGACGAAAGACTTCCCATGCCTGTTTCTCCGTCGTGGCACCGGAATACACTTCCGCGCCGAACTCGTTATCACAGGCAAAACAATACAGGGCGACACCGGCAGAGATTGCCGATTTGCCGTTCTTACGGGGGATTTCGGTATACACCTCCCGGAAGCGGCGCAGCCGGGAGCCTTTATTGACCCAGCCAAACGCACAGCAGATCACAAAGAGCTGCCACGGCTCCAGCGTGATGGGCATCCTCTTGAATGCCCACTCACCCTTGGTGTGCGGCAACAGCTGAATAAATTTGGCGGCCCGTTCAGCCAGGTCCTTGTCGAAGCGGTAACGAAACGACTTACTTTTTTCCGCCATCAGGTCATCAAGATGGCGCTGGCAGGCCTGAATCACAAACTGGCAGGCCACAATCTTTCCGCGAACGACATCCCGGGCATACTGATTGGCAGCATTTACGTTGGGGTAAGATTTCCGGCTCATGATTCGATGATTTTCAGAAACGGGTTAGTAGCTTTCTTCTGCCCCGCCAGGCCAATCAGACGCTGGCGGCTGCTGGGGTCGAGTCCGAGCATTGCCCCCGTGCTGCTCATCTCGGACTCCTGTTCTTTTTTGGCGGTCAGCTCAGGATTTTTGACCATACCGCCCATTGCACCGGTGATGGTGTTGCCCTGTCTGGCAATATTTTTCACGGCACGTCGCCAGAACTCATAGGCCACACACCACCGCTCAAGCACCGCGAGGTCAGTCACGCACAGCAGGCCCTGACCGCAAAGTTCTTTAGTTGTCAGTTGCCACATGATCGTGGCGAGAGGGAGATCTTCTTCAGCGAACCACTCCGGTGGCTCAACACCTTTGATGGGCGTAAAAACAGGTTCATCTTTATTCAGGGCTCGCTTGCCGGGGTTTCCGGCCAGCGCCTTGCGCGCCGTTGGCTTGGGGCGACGCCCGGAACGCCCCGCCGTTCCAGCCATATGCGGCACTCCTGGTTAAATTTCATTTTTCGCGGGTATAAAAAAACGATGGGGCGGGCAGTCCGGAAGGCGCGCGGTCGCAGAGATTTGACCTCCCCCTCCCCAGTCTGATGATGACATTAATTATCACTTGAGCCGCTCACGCGCGGTCTTCGCTGCGTGACACGACCAGCACAGGCTTTCAAGGTTGCTGTCTTCATCAGTACCGCCGTGGGCCTTCGCCTTGATGTGGTCCACGCAGGACGCCTGCTTCACTATCGCCTGCCGTAGATGGTTCTGACACAGCCCTTTGTCGCGCTTAAGTATCCGCTCCCGGATGACTTCCCACTTTGTTCCGTATCCTCGCTGCTGCCGTGATTGACCAGGCTTGTAGGACTTCCAGCCTTCACCTTTGTGATTTTCACAGTAGCCAGATGGGTCTGTTGTGGTGTTGTGACAGCCGCGAACACGGCAAGCCTTTGGTGTGCGCGGTGGCATATTCACTCCCTAAAAAACGTATAGCATTATCGCAGACACTTAATGAATGCCTGCTGAATGCCACTAATCGTCGAGTTGCAATACACCGTGCTCAAGTGACTCTGAGTAAGCGATCAGCCCTGTGTATTCAGGGATAATCTCGCCATCATCCGCTTCGAATTCCGGGATTGTACCAGTGGTGATGGTGTATTGGGGCTGACCATCTTCTTTCGCGAATGCTGCTAGGTCTTCAATCTGCTTAGCTGTAAGAACTACTGCCATGCTCATACCTCAGTTGTTAAAAAGCCCCGCTATTGCGAGGCTATGATTGACTAAAGTGATGCTGTCAGGTGTGGGTCCAAATGAATTTAACAATCCCAATAATGCTAGCCAGAACGCCAAAACCAAAAATAAATTGACCACATACCCCTATGATTCCCGATGCAATGGCACCGGCATTTGTCTGAGCATTTTCGTTTATGCTCGCCCCCACTAGATACATAATCAAACCAACTATGAGAGATGCGATAATCCAATGTTCCACTGCTAATACAATTACAATGCTCAAAATATCTGCTAAACCATCACTATGACCACTCACTGCATATCCTTGCTTTGACATTTGAAAAATTCATCACTGGATTATAATTGTTTACACCCTTCATAGTCGTTCGAATATGATAAAAAATCAATTGTGGGGGATAGCGTTATTTGACTCTCTCAACGAGTCGTAAATACGTTCACACGTCATCCCGGCGGTGTAGCGTTCGTCAGCGATTCCAGCATAACGTTTAGCTTCTGCTGCAATATCTCCGAGCATGTCGGCGAACATTCCGGCGTCAGCGTCGGTTGTTTTGCTTCGGACGGCAGCGGCAAGATCAGCGGTGTGCTTTGCGGCGTCCAGGCGTGCGGCAAGCTTTGTTGCTTCGGTACGCAACTGGCTAACAGTGGCAGACAGGCCAGCAGCAGTGGCAGCAGATTTAGCGGCTTGTGCTTGTGCATCTTTTACAGCCTCATCACGGGCAATTATGCGCCCTTGTTCAATCCAGCGTGCGGCAGTCTGCGCGTTCGCTTCCTGTGAAGATTCCATGCTATTGTGGTCAGCCCACTTCTTTTGCCAGCCCCGCTCACTCCAGATGTTCCCGGCAAGAAATGCACCAGCCAACATCAGCAAAACAATGATTGTTTTCCACCGCGCCTGAACAGAAGCAAAGACCGCTGTCATACCAGCAACGCCGCCCGCGCTTTGTTATAACGACTATTTCTGTCAGCCAGTCCATTCTGGCCACCGTTGATGATCTGCGTTACACGGACAACATCACCTGAATACATCAGACAACCACGTAATGTGAAATACCATGCAGCAGAACGGGCTGCATGTTTCTCCTGTGTCAGCAACTCTGGTGTGCTGATCAGATCCAACTTCAGCGCCGCACCGCATTTGGCGTAGTTCTCGCGGCCGGTGATTTGAAGCAGGCCACGACCGCGATATTTCCAGCCGTCACCCTGGCTGTTATTCCCCATGCGGTCACCATAAACCAGATTGGCTATTTGCGGCTGGTGGGCTACCTGCTTACCATCGACACGCCCCAGCATTTCACACTGATAAGGCGTCAGGCGTTTACTAAAGGTTTTCTTCAGCCCGTCTACCGAGTAGTTGAAGCTTTCCACCAGCGAGGTAAAACCAGCAGATTCATGCCCAACTTGTGCAATGAACATGGCCTGATCGTTAACTGCTGTGATTCCAAACTCTTTCATTGCAGCATCAATGTGCGGAAACCAGCGCGCAGCCAGCCCGGCGCTAATACCAGCCGCCTTTTGAAATAATTGTTGGTTCATTAGTGCCTCAGATGATCAACCAGACGTGCAACGTTGCCTCTGACGGCCACCAGCACGGAAAGAAAAATAGTATTCGCCACGATAATGAGCCATGAGGAGTGAGGATAAATCCCACAGAGATAGGCCAACGGAACAGCACTGTATGTAACAGTAATCAGCCAGGCTAAACGTGAAACCCAAGGACGATGCCGCGAATCACCACGACGATAAAACATCAGAGTAATAACAACACAAGCACATAACAGCGCATTAATAGTTGCTGTCGGGTCATTTAGCTCCACCTGAACCTCCCCGGCGCGTTATGAGCGCCACCAGCGAGACGATATCCTGATTATTCAGGAACGTCAGGATTTTAACGGCTAAAGCAGAGACGATTACGGCACCAATAGCATCCAGAGGTTTATCACTGTATCCGGTCAAGTTTGCCAGCTTGGAGCCAACCAACCCAGAGCAAAGGATCCCAGCAATATATGACACGATAAAATATGCCAGTCGACGCGATGCACTCAGATCTGCTGCTGTTGCTATATAGAATACAGCCCCTGCAAATGCGCCAAATACAACGCCGTAATCAGTTCCGGTCAGCAGTCCATAAATACTAGCGCCCGTTAGGGCTCCACCAGCTAACCCTGTGCCGGAAATCGGATCGGACATTAGCCACCTCTTATTGCAGTGAGTCCTCTCAGAAATAGAAATGAGAGGAATAAAAAAGGCCACCATTTGGCAGCCATAGAATTGATGTAATTATAACTAATTCATTAACTATTTCTTAATGATGCTATTTAACATTTCTAATGCAAAAAGCAACATGGAGCTAATAAAATATAATATAACCGCACTGGCAATCGCTCCAATTATAGCCTGGACACTCCAGTGAAAGTAATTTTTACCATTAATAACAAACTTAACACTAGGAAACAAAAAGTCGATAAGCTTAATTATTAATGGAATAGCAAAGCTCCATAAGTTCGAAAACAAAATAAAGATACAAATAAATGATAAAGCAAATGCACCATCGATTGATAGTTTTGGCGCCAGTTTTGAGGCTGTCCATAAGCTAAGCAAAAAGCCAACTGTCACACCTGAAATCTGGATACTTAACATAGTCCAAGCTGTTCTAAAAAATCTAAATTTATTTTTGCACTTGTTAAGTAAATCCTGAATCGTAATCCATAACGAGTCAACCCACTCATTATCTTCCGATGCTACAATCATTGTGCTGCTATTTGAATTCCTCTCATCAATTCGTAGCTCCATCCAAGATCCATTCATCCTGTTAGACTGTCGACTTTGATAAGTTTCAATAGTAAAAATTATTTGATCAATCCTAGTGGCCTGTCTAAAGTATTTCACAAGCTCACCGATAGAATCAACTTTATATCCCTTACCATCGAACAAAATAAAAAAAACACATTGAGCACAAACTTCCCTACTTTCCTTTTGAGCTTGCTCATTCATTTTAACGCAGCGTTCGACAATTGCCGTGCTTAAGCTAATCAAGCTATCTTCATTTATAGAAACACCTGAAATATTCTTGCTTCTGTAAAAATATGACACTTTCGATTCCACTCCGCACCAGTCTCGATTTAGCGCAGGTTAACATAACCACTTCATTGGTAGAAGAAAAGAACTCTTCTTGTCAGAAAGCTACTGTGATATCCCTAAACCTGCAGATGATACAGAACAAAATTTAAGCATCAATTGTAGGCGATTTTAAATTCACTTTACAGTTTAGGCTGCCAATTGGCAGCCGATTGAAGCAGAAATCAATGAGTGCTCATCGATGAATTTTTTTCAGCGCCAATCTCACTCAAAAAAGCAAAACCTTTTGACGTTATCTCATTAGCAATCAATCCACCTTCGGCAGATTTGCTTCGTATAACATCGATAAAACCTATATCAGCAAGATCTGAAATAGCAAAATTAACCTCTTTTGCTGAGAGATGAGGTAATGATGCAGCCTGAATTCTAGAATCCTTTGGCTGCAATTCATTCACTCGACGTAGTATTTCAAGATGGATAGAGGTCAGTTTCATAATGTTCTCCTGTTTTTAATGTTGTTTTACAGAAAACATTATAACACATTGATTTTGATGTAGATTGAATAGAAAAAAACCATAAAAAAACCTCGCAATAGCGAGGTCGTAAAAATCGTTCAACGATAGATACACAAGCCCCATCGTTGAGAAAATCTTATCCATATTTTTTGAGAAACACAAGCATTATGTCGTTATCTTCGGCGAAAATCGCTTATCTCGTCACCCTTCTCAATTGTGCTTCAGCGTAAGCTTCCTCCTGCCAGCACTTTGTAACCAGTTTATCAATGACATCTGCATATCCTTTGTACCACTGATAATCCGTCAGGTCTGG